ATACATCGGCAATCCTGGCGTCGTCGCCGGCCCGTTCAGGCGCTTGTGTGCGCTCGGGGAACAAGCGAAGACCCCCGGAAACGAATGGGCCGGCACCTTCTCTCTCCATCGCTGGACGTGGGTAGACAAGCACCAGGCGCTACTCGCCACCGATCCACCCAAGGCCGCGGCGTACTTCGCGTTCGTCGAGCAGGAGAGGCGCAGCATCCCGGACTTCGAGTTCAGGAGACTCTATGAGGCGGAATGGACGGAGGATGAGGCAGCAGTTTTTCGCGGACTGGATGCCTGCATCGACCGCACCAGCTCTGCCCTTCTCAGTCCAGGCACGGACCGCTTTGTCATCGGCGTCGACGTCGCGCAAAGCGTCGACTACCTCGCCGCGGTTTCATACGGCATCAACAGCCGCCGCCTCGAGCTTCGATACCGTGCGCGTGGCATCCCCTACGCGCAGGCCGCGCTCGCGTTGAAGCAGATCAGCGCCGAGCTCGACGCGCCCCTCGTCGTCGAAGAGAACGGGCCAGGGATCGCGCTCATCCAAGAACTCGCCCGCCTTGACGTGCCCGTGCATCCCTTCACGACGACGGCGCAGAGTAAGCAGGAGCTTATCCTCAACCTCGCGGCGGACATCCAGGGCGGGCCGAGCCGGTGCGTGGTGGCCGACCATTCGCCGTTGCCGCACGAGCTGGCGATGTACCGCTACACGCGCGGGCCCACGGGGCTGTATCGCTACAGCGCACCCGATGGCGAGCACGACGACACGGTGATGGCCGCGGCGCTGGCGCGTTGGGGCATGAGCCGCAGCGTCGATCTCAAGGATTACGGGTGGCTGGCATGAGCTTCCTCGACCGCATGAAGGGTCTATTCGGCGTGTCCTTCGGGACGCCAGGCGCAGGGACCTTCCAAACAGCTAGAGACTGGGCGATGGGGCTCCCCGTCACCGACGCTAGTGGAATCGAGCGCCCCTACGCGCAGCATCCAACGGTTTCGATCTGTATCAGCACGATAGCCGAGGACGCCGCATCGGTCTGTTGGGAGCTTTACACGGCCGATGGGGATCCTGAAGACGACAAGATCGAGGACCACCCGCTATACGATCTCTGGCACAAACCCAATCAAGAAATGTCCGGGACCGATCTCTGGACGGCGTCGTACACGTTTTTCAAGCGTGATGGTGAGTGCATCTGGTACTACCCAGGGCTGCGCGTCGGCGTTACGAATGGCATGCGAGCGAACCGCAGGACCACGGGCCAACTGTTCGTGCTTGATCCTCAGACCATAATCGTCGAGTGGGTGAACGGGGCCGCGGCGTACAAGCAGCGAGTCAATGGAGAGGACGTGCTACTAGACGCTCGGTTCCTCACCCACTTCAAACGCTTCAACCCGTACAACTCGCTTCGTGGCTTATCGCAACTCGAATCATTGTCACTCGAGCTGAACCTTGATTGGAATGCTGCTTCATGGAACAAGGCATTCTTCGGGGAGCAGAACGGAATCCCCACGGGCCTCTTAAAGCCCGCGCTGGGCGCCATCATCCCGTCCGCCGACAGGGACGACTATTTGAAACAGTGGAACTCCCGCCACTCCAGGAAGCGAGGGGTAGGGATCATGCCGCCTGGATGGGATTGGATCGAGGCGGGCGGATCACCGAAGGATATGGAGTTCAGCAATCAGCGGGAGTTCTCTCGTGAGCAGATCCTCGCGGTGTTCGGTGTCCCCCCGTTCATAGCCGGCGTGCTCGACAAGGCGAACTATGCGAACGCCCGTGAGCAACGGGCTACCTACTGGAATGGGACCATCACTAGGATGCTCCGCTACTTCCAAGGGGTCATCACGTATGACTTCTTTCCGAAGATCGGTATCACTGGACTTGAAGTGTGGCCTGACTTCGAGAGCGTGAAGGCTCTGATTGAAGACTTATCCCAGAAGGCGACGATTGCGACGGCTCTATTTTCTCTTGGGTTCACGAAGCGCCAACTCAATGAGCGCCTCGAGTTAGGGATCTCGGTCGACGATCTTGAGGACCCCGACGTGGGTTATCTGCCTATCTCATTCCTCCCGGTGACGATGGTTGAAGAAGCCCACACGCCCGTTGCGCCTGCTGCGCCCTCCGCGGATCGAGGGCAGGGGCAGGATCAGATAGACGAGAACGGCGACCCGATGCCCATGCCTCCAGCAAAGTCATGGGTCGGTAGCCAGTTCGCCTTCAAAAGCCGCCGCGCGAACGTCTGGCGCGCGATCATCGCGTTAACGCGAGACATCGAATCCAGGTTCGAGAGCCGACTGCGGAAGCACTTCCGCGAGATAGAGGCCGAAGTACTCGCGAATATGAACAGCCTGAAGGGGTGGAACCTCACGCAAGGCGTCGAGAAGGCCGAGACGTCTTCGCTGTTCGATATGCAGTTCGCCAAAGGGAAGTTGATTCGCCTGTCGCTCCCGCTCTATACGGCGGCGATGGACCGTGGCGGGTCGGCGGTGCTCTCCGAGATCGGGTCCGATGCGGCGTTCGACCGTTTGGCTCCGAACGTCAGCGCGAGGCTCGCTCAGCTCACGAGGAAGATTACGCGCATCGACGACACGATCGAACGACAGTTGCGGGAGTCGCTCGTCGAGGGGCTCAAGGCCGGTGAGGGCATCCCCCAGTTGGCGAAACGCGTGAGTCAGGTCATGGAAGCGTCGAGGACCAGGGCTGCTACGATTGCGCGCACCGAAACTGGCAGCGCATTCTCGTCGGGTCGAGTCGAGGGGATGCGGCAGGCAGGGATCTCGAAGCAGCAGTGGCTCACGGCGCACGACGAGCACGTTCGAGAATCCCACGCAAATCAGGATGGGGACATCGAGTCGATCGATGGGACGTTCAAGAACGGATGCAGATATCCCAACGACCCAGAGGGATTGCCAGAAGAGATCATCAACTGCCGTTGCACCGTCGTGCCGGTGGTGGGAGAACCCGATGCAGCCTGAAATCATCGACCAAGATCCCGAGTGCGATCTTGTCCCGAGCTACGCCCGCGCTCTATGCGCGACGACCATCAAGGCCGTAAACAAGGACACGCGCGAGGTCGCGCACCTGATCACGACGACGAACCCGGATCGAGTTGGCGACGTCGTCGAGGCCAGCGGAGCCGATCTGGCGAACTACCTTCGGCACCCCGTGGTCATGGCGGATCACTCGTACAGCATCGACAGGATCATTGGGCGGGCCGTCAACCTCACGGTGGACGAGAAGGGCATCTTCGCCCGGACGAAGTACCGGGACACGCCGCTCGGTCGCGATGCATTCAACCTCGCCGCCGAAGGACTCGGCGCGTGGTCTATCGGCTTCCGGCCGATCTCGTTTAAGGCCATGAAGGACGAGAAGGGTTTCACCAAGGGATTCCATTTCACGAAGTGGGAGATGCTGGAATACTCCCAGGTGGCCATTCCGATGAACGCCGACGCCGTACAGCAGGCGGTCACGCGCGGCCTAGTGGCCGCTGAAAACGTCAAAACCTTTTTCCGCGTCGAGGATTCGGGGCAGCCCGCCATCGAGCGTCCCTGCGGGGATCAGGCACAACCGAAGGCCGAAGCGCGTCCACTCAACCCGGCGAGCAGCCTACAAATCCGGCGCGCACTTTTGCGCGCTGAGACCATATTCGCCATTCACGAAGGCATGAACGACTTGGAGCGTGAGCTCCGGGGGTAACTGATGAGCAAAGAAATCGAAAAAGAGATCGACAGTGACGTGGATGACTCTCTAGTCATCGCACCACTGCTCGAGGGTCTGAAAAAGGTCGCCAAGCGCGCGACGGAAACGGAAGTTAGCACAAAGGCTGCAATCACCGAGATCAAGACCGAGACAGCCGCGAGCATCGGGGCGGTCAAGGAACAGATCGAGCGTGGTATCGGGGACATGATCGACCGCATCGACACGCTCTCCAAGCGCACCAGCGTCTTCGGGAGGGTGAACGTCGATCAGGACACGTTCTCGGCGGTGAAGGAGGCTCTTCCTGCTCGGTTTTCGGATCGCGTCAGCAGGTACGAGCGCGAAACCGTGGGCACCAAGGGGTTCTTCTCGGACGCCCGAGGTCTCGCGGCGTCCCATGCATGGTTCCAGCTTTCGACCCGCCTCCAGACTCGAGCGTTCGACAAGGACCGTGAGAAGAACATGGCCGAGTTCACGAAACTGAATGACCGGCTGGAGGCCATCGAGAAGGCCGACATGGGCGGTTTGGTCGACACGAGCGGCGGATACGCCGTCCCGAACATCGTAGGCAACGAGGTCCTCAAAATCATCCGAGATGCTTCTCTCGTCTACAGCAAGGCCCGACAGATCACGATGACATCGGACACTCTGTCGTTCCCTGATGAAGCGACGGCGGTTACGATCAACTGGTCGAACACGGACGGAACCGTCCTCACGGCCGGAGAGCCGGTATTTGGCGTC